AATAGTTTTAACGGCACAACTAATCCTGCCACTCCAGTGATCGACATGAACGGAATTGATAATGTCAGCGTAGGCGATATGTTCCAACGTTCGAATCCGTACGCCACAGCACTCAAGCCGAGAATCAAACTCAATGACCTCAATGGTATTGCACTGGGTATGAATGTCAGTAACTTTGTATTCTGGAAAAATGGGTCGAACCCAGCAATCAATGCCAATCCTGCAAATGCTTTCAACCAGGCCAATCAATTAGCATTGGGAGTTTATCAGCGTACCTCTGGTATTACCGATGCCTTAACAGACAACTCTACCAACATTACTTTGTTTACGTTTGATGCAATTTATATCAAGGCCATAAAGTTTGATTACACCATCGTGCGAGGCACGGCTGTGCGAACAGGAAACTACACAGTGGTAGTAGGAACTGACTCGTCCGGTACAGGAATACAAGGTGTAGATGATGGCGTACAAAATTCTGTACCAGGTGTGACTTTTACTCAAAGCGAATCTGGCAGTGTGGTCACGGTCAAATACACCACTACCTCAACTGGTAGTAACGGAACCATTTATTATTCAGTTACAAAACTAGCCTAATGTGGCCTCGAACTTTTGCCGAAAGGCTTGAGAGTTGGGCACAACTCCGTCAACAAGCCGCCACCGCTGATGTAGAAACAGCACTCCGAGCCATCAATTCATGGTGGTTTCAAACCCCCTGGCGAGCATATCATTTGCACTGGGACGATCGTGCCAGTTGGCCAGATCCCTGGCAATTATTGAGCGATGATATCTATTGTCCTCTTGCTCGCGGACTAGGAATCCTGTATACTATAACTATGCTAGATCGTGCAGATCTGCAGGATGCTGTGTTGGCGGAGTTTGGTAGCGACAATTTAGTCCTGGTTGCCAAAAAGAAATATATACTGAATTGGGATCCAGAGCAGATGTTAAATATCACTTTAGGGCGTTCCAAACCCCAACACAGCATTACGCAAGAGCAAATACAACAACAAATTAGGTAACAATGAAGCAAATAACAGTACAAAAACGCAGTGGTCGCCGTGAACCACTAGCATTAGAAAAATGGCAGGCACAGATAGCCAAGGTTTGTGCAGGCATAGCAGATGTAAGTCAGTCAATGATAGAGATCAAAGCCCAGTTGCATTTTTATGATGGTATCACAACCAACGAAATTGATGGTATCACGCTCAGAGCCATAGTGGATCTAATTGACGTAGAATCAAATCCCGATGTGGGGCACACCAACTATCAGTACGTGGCAGGCAAACAACGACTATCAATGTTGCGTAAGGATGTGTATGGCTCATACGATCCTCCTCACCTGTATGAAATTGTAAAGAAGAATGTGGAAACAGGACTTTACACTAGTGAACTATTAGAATGGTATAGTGAAGAAGACTGGAATCGTATGGAAGACATGATTGATCATGGCAAGGACGAACAATATTCATATGCGGCAGTGGAACAATTGATTGAAAAATATCTTGTGCGTAACAGAAGCACAAAGGAAATCTATGAAACGCCACAAGTTCGTTATATGATTGCGGCTGCCACGGTGTTCCACACGGAAGAACCCAACACAGCCCGTATGCGTTACATAAAGGAATACTACAATGCCGCAAGTGATGGATTATTTACCCTTGCTACTCCCGTGCTTGCTGGTCTCGGTACCCCTACTAAGCAATTCAGTTCGTGCGTACTCATTCGCAGTGATGATGACCTGGATAGTATTTTTGCTAGTGGCGAAATGATGGCCAAGTATGCCAGCAAACGTGCTGGTATTGGCCTAGAGATTGGACGATTGCGTCCACTAGGCTCACCCATTCGTGGTGGCGAAATCATGCACACAGGCATGATACCATTTTTAAAGAAGTGGTTTGGCGACCTACGTAGTTGCTCACAAGGAGGTATTCGCAATGCAAGTGCTACTGTATTCTATCCTATTTGGCATCTTCAGTTTGATGATCTTATCGTTCTTAAAAACAACCAAGGCACAGAAGAAACCCGTGTCCGGCACATGGACTATGGGGTTGTTCTTTCCGCATTTTTCTGGAGACGATTCAAGAACAAAGAAAACATAACATTCTTTGATCCCAACCAAGTACCTGAACTGTACGAAGCGTTCTATGCCAACACTGAACGTTTTGAAAAACTCTATGTGGAATACGAAAAGCGTCGGGACCTGCGTACCAAGACCATGAGTGCAGAAGAAGTGTTCAAGTCAGGCATACTCAAAGAGCGTACTGACACTGGACGTATCTATCTTGTGTTTATCGACAACGTTCAGAACCAAGGACCGTTTGATACTGAATATCATACCATTTACCAGAGTAACCTTTGCTGTGAAATCTTACTTCCTACAAAACCTTTCAAACGTCTTGACGATGCCGAAGGACGCATTGCTCTTTGCACACTGGGCTCAATTAACTGGGGTGCGTTCAGGAATCCTGAGGATATGCGTAGGGCTTGTAGAATTCTGCAACGCAGTCTCTGTAACATTCTCGACTACCAAGACTTCCTGTCGATCCAGAGTCAGTTATCAAATGACGAAATTCAGCCGCTTGGTATCGGCATTACTAACTTGGCTTACTGGCATGCCAAGCGAGGACTGCAATATGGTAACAAAGACGCTCTTGGAGAGGTCAAATCTTGGATGGAACACCAGGCCTTCTATCTTACCGAAGCAACAGTTGAACTTGCTAAGGAAAGAGGCCGTTGCAAAGATTCTGACCGCACCTACTACGGTCGTGGTATATTTCCTTGGGAACGACGTGCCAACGGCGTAAATGAATTAACAGACTTCTCTCCTGAACTGAACTGGGAAGGCCTACGTGCCGAGATGCGTAGTTATGGAGTACGCAATGCTACACTGATGGCCATTGCACCTGTAGAGTCTAGTAGTGTAGTAATTAACTCTACCAATGGTATCGAAATGCCAATGAGCCTGATCAGTGTAAAAGAATCTAAGGCAGGGAGCCTTACACAAGTTGTACCTGAGTATCACAAGTTGAAAAACAAGTATCAAATGATGTGGGCACAGAAAGACTGCGATGGTTATTTGAAAACAGCGGCTGTGTTGGCGGCCTATGTTGATCAAAGCATCAGCACCAACACATTCTACAACCCAGCACACTTTGCTGACCGTAAAGTTCCAACAACGTTAATTGCCCGGAACTTGATGCAGGCACACCACTGGGGATTGAAAACATTCTATTACAGTTTGATTAACAAAGCAGGTAGTAAACAAACTGCTGAAGTGGCCCCTCTTGAAATCATTGACTTTGATCTTGAGGAAGACTGCGAAGCCTGTAAGTTATGAACAGTTTAGAAAAGATCTGGGCCCGGGCTACTGGGCACTTGATGGGCGAGTCTGATCATGATCGTCCAGATGTACCTATATTGACCTTGAGTGAAGCTCGCATTGCTTTGTTTTTGAAAACTTTCTGGGTAACCATACACGTGATAACTTGTTGTTTTATTATTGCTGGCGTTGTAAGACACTGGTAAAATGAATATCCTATTTTCGTATCAATCTCACGTGATGACAATACTAATTGATAGTTTGTCTCGAGCTGGGCATACTGTTGATGTTGTCGTGCCCGGCTGGGTTCCTGGTTTAAGAATAGAAGGATTGTCTAAATACAAAACTACAATTTGTAAAGATAGCAATGAGTTTCTGTCTATTGTTAACAATAGTCTTGATAGCGGTCAATACGATTATTTTTATCCCAGCTGGTCAGATTTTGTTACATCAAAAGCAGTCGAAGCAAATGAACGCAACAACTTGCCAACTATACCAGGTTCAGCCGCTGAATATATCAACACCAAGGATTCCTATTATAAAATTTTTGAACAGTTAGATATTCCTGTTCCCGAAATATATGCAATGATACCGTTGGGTCAAAATCTTGATACAGTTCCTGACAACATAAATTTTCCTTGCGTTGCAAAACCCAGTCATGCAGTAAGCAAACCTGGCATGCAAATACTCAACAATCAACAAGAATTAATTGATTTTTTCTCATCACAATCTCAACGTATCAATCCTCAATACAATCCTCGTGGCAAGCCATATATGCTACAACAATACATAGTTGGAGATGCATTTAGTATCATGGGGCATGTGGTTGATGGCCAAGTCACTATTGATTTTGCGTATGATATCGAAACTGACTGTAAGCCTTACGCATCCGAGACTGGTTGTGTATTTCCTAGCAAACAAAATACAGAGCAGTTGATTCCTTACATTCAAAAGTTCTTTGATCATATCAAAATAGATAATACTATTTGGATGTTTGATCTCATAGTTGATCAAGAACAAAAGTTTTATTTTATAGATTTTGGGGCACGAGCACCTACCAACCCGCAGTTGTTGGTCAAATACAGTGGCGAACCGGACTATGCGGCCAAAATAATAGACCGTTTGTTTAACCACAAGAAATTTGTGTTAAATAACACTCACGCAGTGATTTGGAGGCAATTAAAAATGCCAGCAGGGTTAATTGAGTCTCTAGAGTGCTATCGACCAGAACTAGCAGTAGAACTTAACTTGCCACAAGATGCAATTTGGACACCTACTAATGATTACGAAGTACATCAAAATCCATATGCTGTAGTGGTTGCAGATACTTTGGAACAAGCAGAACAAAAGTTCATTGACTTACAACAATCGATTGTAGTAAAATACAAGATGCAGTTCAAAGATCGGTATTCTGAAATCTTTTGGAAAAAGAAATGTCAAAACAACAATATAATTTAAAAACAAAAACAGATTATCTAAACCGTAAAATGTTTCTGGACCCAGCAGGCCCTGTTACAGTCCAACGGTTTGAAGAAGTCAAGTATAACAAACTGGTCAAGTACGAACAAGAAGCACGTGGGTTCTTTTGGGTACCAGAAGAAATCTCTTTGACCAAAGATGCACAAGACTTTAAAGATGCCAGTGACACTGTCAAACATATTTTTACATCAAACTTACTACGCCAAACAGCACTAGACTCGTTGCAAGGCCGTGGCCCCAGTCAAATCTTTACACCTGTTGTATCGATTCCTGAACTTGAAGCCTTGATCTACAACTGGACCTTCTTTGAAACCAACATTCACAGTCGCTCATACAGTCACATTATTCGCAACATCTACAACGTGCCCAAGGATGTGTTCAACACAATCCACGAGACACAAGAGATTGTGGATATGGCATCGAGTGTGGGCAAATACTACGATGATTTGCACCGGTTCAATTGTAGTGTTGAACTAGGCATTACTGGTAGCGAACCCGAACATATCAAGGCAGTTTGGCTGGCACTGAACGCAAGTTACGCATTAGAAGCATTCCGCTTCATGGTATCATTTGCCACAAGTTTAGCCATGGTGGAGAACAAAATCTTTATCGGCAACGGTAACATCATTCAGTTGATCCTACAAGATGAAATGCTACACAAAGAGTGGACTGGGTGGTTGATCAATCAAGTGGTCAAAGAAGATCCAAGATTTGCCGCTGCCAAAGCCGAATGCGAAGGCGAAGTGTATCAGATGTATCTGGATGTGATCCGTGAAGAAAAAGCCTGGGCTGACTACTTGTTCAACAAAGGCCCGGTGATCGGACTTAATGCTAACATTCTCAAAGACTTTGTGGACTTCACAGCATTCAACGCACTCAAAGAAATTGGCATCAAGTACACACAAGAGCATCCACGTTCAACGCCTATCCCTTGGTTTACCAAGCACGTGGACACCAGCAAGAAACAAACAGCATTACAAGAAAACGAAAGCACCAACTATGTTATTGGTGTCATGAGTGACAGCATTGACTACGACGAGTTACCAGAACTATAACAAGGAGAATAAAAATGAAAGCAATTGTATGGTCAAAAGACCAATGTCCCTACTGTGTCCAGGCCAAGGCATTGTTAGAGTCAAGAGGAATTGAATACGAAGAGCGAAACATCAACAACGGCTGGGACAAAGAAGATTTGCTAGCCGCCGTACCTGGTGCTAGAACATTACCACAAATCTTTTTAGATGAACAACTTGTGGGTGGATTTACTGAACTAAGAAAGCGACTAACCGAATGACATTCGAACAAAATCAAGTGTACACTTTTAAACTCAACTCCGGTGAAGAGTTGATTGCTCGTGTTGAAAAACCCGGCACTGAGTGGATCACTATCAGCGATCCTGTGAGCGTGGCTCCTGGACCACAAGGCATGGGACTTGTGCCCAGTTTGTTTACCGCAGATATCAAGCGGGAAATCCAACTAAATATCAACAGCATATCACTTTATGCCTATGCTGAAGATGCTGTTAAAATGAAATACATTGAAGCAACTACAGGCATCAAAGTTCCAGACAAGAAACTCATACTAGGATAAAATGCCAGCAGTACAGAGAGACGGTGATCTAAATGATGCAGGCGGAGCAACTTCCGGCGGCGTAGCCTCTGTACGAGTAAATGGCATTCCGGTTACTGTAAACGGAAATCCAGTGTCTGAACACGCACCCTGGAGTCCAAAAGCCGCTCACGCACCTCACATAGCGGCTGCTACTGCTGGCGGGTCAGGATCGGTCAGTGCTGGAGGCATACCCATAGTGTATACCGGTGCTAGTGACACCTGCGGTCATTCGCGCACAGGTGGTAGCGACAACGTGAATGTGGCCGCATAATGGCCACTATTACTAGTCCTTTACAGTTAACAGTATTCGCTGCCTTGGCTCAGAACCAAGGACTCAAGCCATTCCCTCCAGCCTTGGCTGCCGCAATTGCCGCATTCAATGCCACCACAGTGATGCAAAACTTTTTTGCGGCTGTGAGTTTTTACAAAGCACAAACATTTGCCACACAGTCCACACTGACCAGTTTGTTGAGCATTGGTAACTCGGTATGTCCGGCACTGGGCAACAGTATCCCAGTTAGTCCTATTGGAACATATCCTTACCTGAATAGCGAATATCTGATCAATTATCTTGGTGCAGTAGATGGATCCACAATTGATCCGTCGGGCTTTAGTATGTTGATAGAACAAACCTGTGCCGCTTACCTTGGCAATGGCGACGCTAGTAAATTTGCCCAAGGGTTTATGGCTGTACAAGGTTATATTACCAGCACCAACAAATATATCAACAGTTCTGTAAATGCCAATCAGTATCTTGGTCCATTGTTTACCAACATGGATAATTTAACAACAGCCAACATATCCAGCATGACCACTGATTTACCCAGTTACGGAGTTGATCTTGCCAATCAGGGTAATCTATGGAGCATGAAAAAATTAGACCTGTACGGAACACCGGCTGGGCTGTTACAACAAATATCTTCGCTGGCAGGGATCAAAGCACGTACAGTACCAGATTTACAAAATGCCTTGCTTGCCCAAGGACTGTCTGCAACGGATATTGCCAATCTAGTCAATGATAATCGTGTGGGTTTAAACAAACCCAATGGATTAACACCAAACGAATTTGATAAATTACAAATATCAATTTACAACGCCATGGCCAATGTATCAGGTGATGCATTAACTCAAATACTAGACATCTTGGGAGTGACCACCCCAAATGTTAATACTCTTGCTGACTTATTAAATCCTGTGATTATGTTTCCCTTGAGTTATGCGTCATTGCAGACACCCAGTCCCAATGGTGCCATACCAATCTTTAATTCAACCGGCGCAGTAAATTCCAACATTACTCCCATAGTCAACAGTTATCTACCCACAGCATCAGGATGTGATGAACTAGGCAAGATCATTCCGCCGGCACAGGCCACCGCCAACAAAGCCATTCAAGTGGCATTCCAACAAATTAACAATGTGCCTAACACCACGTTGCCACGATTGGCTGACGCTGTATTAGGCACGGTTGATAATCCTTGGATGGTCACACAACCATACTTGGCAAATACCGTGGTCAGCTACGGCAGTCCTGTACCAAGTTATTATCGCGCCATCGTTGATGTTCCAGCTGGCATTGATATTAACAATACTGCTTATTGGTCTCCTACCACACTAGGAGGTCTTAGTACCATGGCCGACTTGCCATTGATACAGGCGCAAACTACACCAGTTGACAGTTCGGTGACTGATTATATTTCAACCACAATGGCCACAGGCACAGGCCCTGATGGTACCATTACCACTTATGATGTATTGGGCCTGGCTATTGACAGTGACAACTTTGCCGCACAACTAAACACCGCCACTGCCGCGATTAATACGTTGCAAGGTGCAGGCAGTCTTGCTACATTGAATACCGCTTACATAAACATCTTGTCAGCAGTGAGTGATGCCAACGTACAAACACAAATTACCAATGCCAATGCGGCCATTGCCGCACTCAGTGCCAATCCAAATGTAACCACATTGAATTCGGCCTGGACCTACATGGCCAACCTGATGAATCTCTCGGCTAAATACACTAGCCAAGCAGGTATTGATTATTTCAACTTGCAATCCAGTGATAAGAACAGCGTATACAGTTTTTCACAGAACTTGGCTTATTATGGATTACTCACAGCCAATGGCGATGCGGCTGAGTTTTTGGAAAACATCGCTGACATCACGACCCTAGGTGGCCAAGCCATTGTGGGTGCCATGCGTGAAGGTCGCAACAATGCAAGATTGGGTGCGGCCAGTTTATACAATACCAATCAGATTCCTAGCAATCCTGAAGTAGCGCCGATCCCAGTAATTACACCAATTACCTGATCAAATTGGCTATTTTGAGATTGATTTCCTATTGACTTAGTACTAACACGCATATATAATACAGATTGACTCACGTCATTCTACTTTTAAAAGGAAAAAACTAAATGAAGAAAATCTTCGCAATCTTGGCTTTGGCCATTACAGGTTCTGCTTTTGCGGTCGACAGCGTTACTGTTGAATCACAGAATATCAAAACCATCAATAGTAGCACAGCACAACACGCTTATGTTTTGGGTGTGAAACACGACTTCAACAGCACATTTGCTGGCGACGTTGCATTCACCAACACACAAACTGACAGCACCTATGCATTAGGCACACGCCTGGAAGCAGGTTTAACCGCTACTCAACCATTGTTTGGTTCAGTCAAAGGTTACACTCGCGTGGCTTTGGGCGAGAAGTACAGCAATACTGCCGCTACATCTTTCTATTCAATTGAGCCAGGTGTAACTACTCCAATCGGTCCATTCACTGCAAAGTTGGGTGTGCGCTGGCGCAGTGCCATTGACTCTGGTGCAAACAATGACCAGACTCACACAGTTCGTGCAACATTGGGTTACCCATTGACTGCTAACGACAATGTTTACATTCGTTATGATCGCATCCGCGGCGATAGCGAGCAAAACTCTGTTATTGTGGGACTTACACACGCTTTCTAAAAAGTAATACTTTAGTACTACAAAAACCCTGCTCTATGCAGGGTTTTCTTTTGGTTGACCGATAATTGCTCTTTTGCTATAATATAGACATAGAGTAACAAAACAGGAGCCAAAATGACTGTAGCAGACTTGATTGAAATACTCCGCACCATGCCCGCAGACGCTCGTGTGGTTGCACATGACAGTGACTGGGGTTACACTGTGCCACTGGTAGAGGTGGATGGTGACGGCGAAATTGTAATCTCAGCAGGTTGACCCGAAATTCCCAATTTGTTATAATACTTGTATAGAAACTTAACAGGAGCCCGAAATGGAACGACTCACAGATATTCAGCAAATTAATTCTTCTATCATGTTTGGCAAGTGGACCGACGTTGAACTTCGTAGCATGGCAGACGCCATCCGTTTTTCCCAGATTAATCTTCGCAAGCAGGTCAAACGTAATCTGGATGTGGGCGTTCGTGTTCGTTGGGTTAGCACTAAGAACCCCTCAGGTGCCACAGGCACAGTCAAAAAGATTGCTATCAAGTATGTCACGGTCCGTAATGACCGAGACGGTGGCTTGTGGAAGATCCCGGCCAATATGTTGGAAGTAGAGTCAGGACAAATGGAGGCAGTATGAACAGGTTAGCACCACGTAGTTTTACATTCAACGTCATAGTAAGAGAAACCGCAGATGGAAGAGTAACCAAAAGCTCTCAAGGTGGTCCTTGGTTAAGATTGGCTAGAAAAATGGTCAAGAATGGTACAGCCAGGTTGACCAGTGTAGATGGTGGGTTTTATGGATATGGTGCTTCCTATGATGTTGGATACCATAAGGTAGTTTATACTGTGACGGAGACCGTATGAACTTCCGCTCTTGGTGCAGAGAAAAGTGGTACGAGCACGTTGACGAACTGATCAGTTACGGGCTTGAACCACAGTTTACCGCACAAGAATATTTCGATCGATATAAATTTTGGCTCAAACGTGAATTTAAACACCAGCAAGGAGTAAGGTAATGGGTCTCGATATGTATGCATACACCGCCGCCAAAGAACAGGCAGACTACGAAACTGGTCAACGTGAACTCGCCTACTGGCGTAAACATCCTAATCTGCACGGTTGGATGGAACGACTTGCCAAATCTAAAAATGTAGAGTACAATTCATTTAATGGTGTTGAACTGGAACTCACTTGGGAAGATCTAGATGAACTAGAACGTGCAGTAACGCACAATCAATTGCCCTCTACCCAAGGTTTCTTCTTTGGTAATGAGTCAGATGATTTCTACAAAGAACAAGATCTTGAATTTATCAGGAAAGCCCGAGCAGAATTGTTCATGGGTTTAAAAGTGTTTTATAACTCCTCGTGGTAATCACGTAAATATATGAATGAAACAGACTTCTCAAACGAAAGGTTTGACAGCATAGTGGCGGCAGGGTGGATCCGTGATCTAGAAAGTTCGGACAGTCGCATACACAAAGAAAAAACAATTGAAAAAGCACTTATGGCCGCCAAGTTGGGCAGTGCCGATGCACAATGTTTCCTCTTTAATTGTTATCAGGCTTACAATCCTTTCTACACCTTTAACATCCGTCAAGTGCCCGAGACTGAAGGCTTGACTGGTAGGCCTAACCCTTGGACAAAATTTTGGGCCTTGCTAGAAGCCTTGCGTACAAGATCTACTACAGGTAATCGTGCTCGCGAAAGCATTGAATCGATGAGTCAGATGTTTGACTCAGACGAGTGGAACAACTTGGCTCGCCGTGTGATGATCAAAGATCTACGATGCGGTATCTCAGAAAAAACACTTAACAAAGTACTGGGCAAGACTGAGTACCGGATTCCTGTGTTTACTTGTCAACTGGCACAAGACTCCACAGACCAACCCAAGAAACTCCGAGGCATCAAACGCCTGGAAGTCAAACTGGATGGTGTGCGTGTGTTAGCAGTAGTTGACGGTGACAATGTTACCTTGTTCAGTCGCAACGGTAAAGAGTTTGAAAACTTTCCGCAGATTGCAGATGTTATTGAAGATGTTCGAAAGCACTTTCAATGGGGTCGTGGTACCGGTGGTCGCTATGTGTTAGATGGTGAGATTGTGGGAGAGAGTTTTCAGAAACTCATGAAACAAGCACATCGCAAGAGCGATGCTGTGACTGATGGTATGATGTATCATATTTTTGATATCATCCCGTTGGAGTCATTGCAAGAAGGACATTGTAACCTGCAACAGTACAAACGCATCGAGTGGCTCGAAAGGTCCAAGGAACGTCTTTTGGAAACCTCTTGCCTGCGTATCATGAATGGCCTAGAAGTGGATCTGGACACAGCCGAAGGGCACGATATAATGCAACGATTTGCTGAAGCATCAGTAGCCGAAGGCTTTGAGGGCATTATGATCAAGAGTATGGATGCACCTTATGAGTGCAAACGTTCGGACTCGTGGATGAAATGGAAACCTACAATAAGTGTTGATCTCAATATTGTGGGTTTTGAACAAGGTACTGGTCGCAATGCTGACCGGTTGGGTGCTATAATTTGTGAAGGAGAAGACAATGACCGTAGAATTCGTGTTAATGTTGGTAGTGGGTTTAGTGATACTCTTCGTGATGAGTATTGGGCCAATAGGGATCAGTTACTTGGTCACTTGGTTGAAGTCCAAGCGGACGCAGTCACCCAAAATCAAGACGGAACCTACAGCCTCCGATTCCCCCGGTTCTTGAGATTCCGTGACTTTGAAGCAGGAGAGAAAGTTTGATGACCCCTCTATATGATGTTGTACTAGTAGCAGTCATGGTAGCACATAGTGCGTTTGGACCTGCACAACTGGAATATCAATCAGTTGATTATTATAATTCTTGGACTCGGTGCAATCAAGAACAACGTCGATTGAGCCAAAAACAAGACAAACGAACTGCATATATTTGTTTAAAAGTTGATAGGAATTAAATCAATGACAGCAAAACCAGCTGATGGTGTTCGAGGACATCTACTAAATCTAATTGACGGCACAGTAGTATTCCGTGTGTATGATGATAAACACAACTTTGTGGACTATGACATACATCACAGTGACTTGTGTGTTACAATCACAGATCCTGATGCATACTTTTATCGCCAAGATGATCAGGACATACTAGATCATGCTCCAGTGACTCTGGGGACACAAGATGGTACTTGAAATTCTTTTATACGGGTTTGTAACAGCATTTGGTTGGTGGGGTGCCAATCACTATGTAATCGAACCTTACTTTCCTCCGCCTATTGAAAAGAAAGTGGAACAAAAATGAAAATTGGGCTAAGTTACAGTCGTTGTGTTCGTGATATCGTGGACGGTGTGGTAGACATTGATGATGTATTAGTTCTCATCACTCGTACGGATTTTGATCCGCATGATGACGACCAGTGGCGAGGCATTTGGATCGGTTATGGCGGTGGTACTGAAAATGCTTACAGCCGTGGATTCTTTAGCCAAAGCAATCCTGAATGGGCCGGCTATCACGATGAGGATCAATTCCGCAGTGTCAGCATTGAACTTTGGGAAACTGGTAAGTTACATCAGCCACGCAAATTTGGTTCGAAGCCTGCTCGTCGTCCTGAGATATGGTTGGAAACTGTGTTACCAGATTCAGAGATGATGAATCGTCCTGCAGTGAAAGATGCTTGGGATCAGTTTCAGACCATCGCAGGTTTGACCAACACCAAACTAGATCGTAACTACAGATGAAGATTTCATCTAAAAATCTTGAAATACAGTTGCCATGGGAACCGGGCCTACTAGAATGGTTGCAAGAACACTATCCAGTTTCGGGATATTTTTTAATAGAGGAATAATATGGCCACAGTTAAAGAACAAGAAAAACTATTAGAAGTTTTAAAATTTACACCACGCACCTACAAAATCAATATGTGGGGGTACGGTGGTGAGTATGTTATGGGCACCGTGGATCGCAAGATTTACGATTACTTCAAACATCGTAGACTAGATCTTAGCGACTTTGCGTGGGATTCAGACTATGCAGAAGAAAACAATATTCCCGAAGAAATGTGGCCATTTCCGCCGGGCAGTTATTATGACTGTGACGATATGGGTCACATACACGGTGTTGATCGTGCGGCTGGCACACTTCAAATCGATGACGAAGATGGTGAAACAGTTTATCAACGTGAATTGTCTGACATCTCGGGAGACGAAGAAGATGACCCTCAATGGGGTGGCGGAGAAGAAGTTTGGATTACTAGCCAGCCCGCAGGCTATGTGGTGTTCCTGGGCGTGAGCAACGAGAAAGGCACATTCTTTGAAGGCGATATCCATCTCAATACACCGTTTGATATTTCCAAGCTCACAATCAGCTACGACGAGTTTGACGGTAATGATATTATCACCGGAGTAGAATATGATGGTGAATCAGTTGACAACTACGGCGGCGACACCAATGGTAAGAGCTCAGACTTTGGGTTTTACTTGATCAAAGATTCAAACTCCTGGGAAAAATATTCAAATATGAATGATATTGAATACTCAATGACCGATTGGTTTCCTAAAAAAATCAAACCAGCGTATGTGGGCAACTACTTGGTCAAGACTGCTGGCAAAAATTCTTGGACACATCAGTGTATGTGGACTGGAAAACAATGGGTAAATATGTGGACTGATGAAAAAGACTACGACGATCCTGAAAAAGCAGTTAAGATAAAAGAGTGGCAAGGACTAACACAGGATCCAGATGCTACCGAGTGGCCAACCAATAGACCTTAAAGGAGAAAACTATGAATGATACCCTTATATTTAATGACGAGCAATACCGTTCGGCTGAACAAATCAACTCGGCTATGGGCCGTGTTTACGGACACATGAGTCTAGCAGTGATTGTGTCAATGCTGGTCAGTTATTTGGTAGGAACCACACCTGAGTTGCTACAGTTCTTTTTCACTGGCGTAATAAAGTGGATTGTGATCTTTGCACCGCTAGCGGCCATATTTGGTGTGAGCATGGTGCTGGGCAACGATCCGAGTAAACCAGTGGCACAGTTGTGCCTACATGGCTTTGCGGCCCTGATGGGCCTGAGTTTCTCAATGATCTTTGCTGTGTTTGCCATGGGATCAATTGTTAGTGCATTTATGGGCGCGGCCATCTTGTTTGGTGTTATGAGTGGCTATGGCTACTTTACCAAGCGCAGTCTAGACAGTGTTGGTAAGTTTATGTTTGTGGGTTTGATCGCCATCTGTATTGCCAGTATAGTCAACATCTTTATTGGCAGCACCGTGATGCAGATGGTGATCTCTGCACTTGCTATTATAATCTTTCTTGGCCTTACTGCCTATGACACACAACAGATCCGCGAAGAACTTGTGTACGAAACCAACGATGCCGCAGAAGTGCGTGGTGCGCTAACTTTGTACATGGACTTTATTAACTTGTTCTTGAATTTGTTACAACTATTTGGTGATAGGAAATAATCATGGCTACCTGGGTACTAACAACCACTGAAAAGAAAAACGTTGAAGAAATTGAATTTTGGTACAAAGACGGAAAGACAATCAAACGCACCACTGGGTTTCGTTGGGGCACAGTGTATTGTGAAAGCGATGAACGTCCTGATATTGATTTAGCGAATCCAGACGGTCTTGAAGTATTTGCTACTGATTATGACTTTGAACTTGATAACTTGGATGATGGACATTACTGCGATGTTGAATATCCAGACGACATGAGCGAGGAAGAACAAGAACGCATGGATGAACTATGGGATGAAGATTCCTACGGTGCCTGGGAAGAAGAGGGTTGGTCAAATGATGATACAGAAACTTGGTTCAATGGCCCACTAGATTTAGAACAACAGTAAGTTGACAACGCCACTACTTTCCTTGTATAATGTACGTGTGCATGAGCAAGGAGATTGGTGGCGATCTAATGGTGTGAGCGGGGTGATTGAACGCCCGGGCCCGACACAACCGTGGCAGGTAGATATAATGCCCACAAGGTTGAGACACTGTCCAAGATCCGGCAACGGATCAAAACCGGCTGATACCCGGTGTATGCTCAAGTTGGAAATCACAGTGAAAGGAAGTTTAAATGTCTGTTAAAATAGAAGCCTCTGATTCCACGCTTCCGTCCCTTGACTCTCTTAAAACAACGGCTTTGCCCATGCACAAATTATATTTCGAATTGTCTAGTGTGGACACATGGTATACTATCATGCGAGAAGCACGAGCACAGTTTGGCAAGAACTGGCGTAGTCAGGCACACGTCAAACGGCGACTAGAACATGCCGCACTTTGGCGACTAAACGACCAAGCAGAACGTGTATGGTTTGAAGTGCCAGATCCTAAGTTTGGAACCTGGATAGCAATTAAACATGCTGTTAGACAGGTTGAACCCACCGGTAAATAATACTCTATGATATTTGGTTTTAGCATCCTGGCCACAGCAATCTTACTCAGTTGCGTGGCCGCTTATTATTCTGTAGCAGGCTTAACAGCCATCTTCAGTGCGGCAACCATACCAGTTATCATCATGGGTGGCAGTCTAGAACTAGGCAAAATTGTGGCCACTGTATGGTTGCACAATAATTGGAAACGTGCTGGAATCTTGTTCAAAGCATATCTAGTGCCTGCGGTAGCGTTCCTAATGCTGTTGACATCAATGGGCATTTTTGGCTATCTCTCCAAGGCCCATTCAGATCAAAGCCTAGTGTCAGGTGATGCAGTAGCAAAGGTAGCAATCTACGATGAAAAGATCAAGATATCTCGTGACAATATTGAAGCCGACCGCCGGGCACTTAAACAGATGGATGAGGCTGTGGACCAAGTTATGGGCCGATCAGCAGATGAAAAAGGTGCCGACAAAGCAGTTGCAATACGAAGAGGCCAGCAACGAGAACGGTCTAGGATACTTGCTGACATCGAAGCCGAACAGAAAAAGATTACTGGTCTTAATGAAGAACGGGCGCCATTAGCGGCCGAGTTCCGCAAGGTTGAGTCAGAAGTAGGACCAATCAAGTACATTGCGGCCTTGGTGTATGGCGACAATCCTGACTCAAATGTACTAGAACGTGCTGTACGACTTGTGATCATCATGATTGTGCTGGTGTTTGACCCGCTAGCCCTTACCTTAATTCTAGCCGCCAACAAACAATTTCAATGGGCAAGAGAAGGCACCGGAGGCTTTGTACACGACGAGCCCAAGTACGATCCCGACAATGGTCCATTAACTGAGGACCAAATAGAACAAATAAAAGTGTCAGTGCCAGAACCACCCGATGATCCTATACCTTGCTACAAATGTGGTACACCATTGGTTGACGCTCCGGGCATTGGCCTGTTCTGCCCCAACAAGGAATGTGATGTTATAGACAATGTCAACGGTGAAGAACCTGTTAAGTTTGCACCAATTGAAATTGAATACAAGTTTGTAGACGAACACCACGAATCTGATTATGCTCCAGCCCTTCACGTGTACGATGATGAACGACTGGTATCAAAGTTTGACAAGATACAGGCGATTGAGCCACCAGACGATGAACTTGACGATGATGACGATGACGAAATCAAGATTGCTATTAAAAAATGGAAGACTGCCAACCCTGATGATACCATAAAGAATCAACGCTACAAGTTTATGCGTGGAGAAATATCCGAATTGCCTTGGATGGGACTTGTGGCTGATAACACAGGCGGTAGAGAAAGCCGCAGTGGTTTTGGTATTAGTTTCCCCGAAACTCCCAACAAAGGTGATACCTTTGTACGAGTAGACGTTATGCCTAGTGCGGTTTACAAGTACAACGGAACAAACTGGATGGCTGTTGACAAAAACCTAAGCGACAGTTATACTTACGACTCAGCTTATATAGAACACCTGATAGATAAAATAAGTACTGGTGAATATGATCCGGACTTGTTGAGTGATAGTGAACGTCAACAAGTAGCAAATTACTTACAAACAAAACAATCCTAATGAAATCTAACGAATCAATCAACACTTGTAGTTTTTGCGGTAAACACAAAGATGCGGTGGCCAAACTCATAGTGGGCGAACAAGTTGCAATCTGCAACGAATGCGTAGAGCTCTGTGAGACCTTGCTTCACGATGAAAACATAATCAAACCCACAGAGGCCGTAGATCTTGACCCAGAGTTGATTAAAGAGCATTTGGATCAATATGTGATTGGTCAGGACCGAGCCAAGCAGGTGCTAAGTGTAGCAGTGGTCAATCACTACAAACGTATTACTAATCCCAGCCCTGAAGTAGAAGTCGAGAAGTGTAATATTCTCATGCTTGGTCCAACAGGCTCGGGCAAAACATTGTTGGCCAAGACTGTGGCACGTTATCTAGATGTGCCATTTGTTATTGCAGATGCTACCAGCTTGACCGAAGCCGGTTATGTGGGTGATGACGTAGAAAGTTTAATTTCTAGATTATTTGCGGCCGCAGGCGGCGACATTGCTAAAACCCAACGTGGTATTGTGTTCATTGACGAAATTGATAAAATTAGCCGTCGTAGCGAGAGTGCCAGTATCACCCGAGATGTATCCGGAGAAGGCGTCCAACAGGCCTTGCTTAAATTGGTAGAAGGTACCAAGTGCAGAGTCACTCCCACAGGAAGTCGCAAGCATCCTTCAGGGGACATGATTGAGATCGATACCACCAACATCTTGTTTATTGCTGGTGGTGCGTTTGTTGGCTTGGACAATGTGGTTAAAAATCGTGTACAGGGAACCAGCATTGGTTTTGGTGCTAAAATTAAAAATGGCGCCATAACACATTTGGATCAAACTACCCCTGAAGATTTGATCAAGTTTGGTATGATTCCAGAGTTTGTGGGACGTTTTCCTAGTTGGGTAGCACTTAGCGAACTTAACAAAGAAGATTTAATCCGTATTTTGCTAGATGTCAAACACAGTTATATAGAACAGTATAATTGGTTGTTTGGGCAGGACAAAGTAGAACTAGAATTCTCATCCGACGCCTTGGAAATGATTGCAGATCGCACTATTCTAAACAAAACTGGCGCCCGAGGTTTGCATAGCGAACTAGAACGTGTGCTATTACCCCATATGTTCTATTTGGCCCGTTATCGTAGAGAAGGTATTAACCACGTGTTTATTGACGCAGATCAGGTAAATACTCCTACAGAATTAAAGGAAGCCAATGCAAAAGCTCAGGGGTAGATCAGTACTGGTTCAAGACGGCAATGTAGACAAAGCTCTACGCAAGTTCAAAAAGAAGATCCAAGAAACAGGACTGCTGAACGAACTCCGTGACCGTGAATTCTATACCAAACCCACCACAGCTCGCAAACTCAAGGCATCGGCCGCACGTAATCGTTGGCGCAAGAAACTCAACGAACAGGCTTTGCCAAAGAAACTTTACTAGACTAATTCTTTCGTGTATAATAAATAACAATGTAGTGCCGATGGTCGGGCTACACAACAAGTCATCTTGCTTATATAAAGGAGAAAACAAATGACAAAAACTCTCACCCTTCGTTCTTTCGATATTCCCGCACTTCACAAATTTGGTATCGGTTTCGATAACATGTTTGATGATCTCATGCGTGTGAGTACTCAGCAGTCTACTTCAAACTACCCACCCTACAACATTGTGCAAATCAATGAAGATGAGTACATGATCAGTCTTGCTGTGGCCGGCTTTGGGCTTGATAATCTTTCAGTTACCAAGGACAAAAAGTTCTTGATCATTGAAGGCAAAGAGTATCACCCTGACAGTGAAAAGATTGAGCCAAACTACTTGCACAAAGGTATCAGCAACAGAGATTTCCGCAGAGAATTCCAACTTGCAGATCACGTGGAAATCAGTAATGCACACCTTGAACTTGGTATCTTGAGCGTTCACTTAAAGCGTGAAGTGCCAGAAGACGCCAAACCAAAGACTATTGCTATCACCTACACAGTGTAATATAATAGTAAATACAGTGGGGGCGTGGTGCCCCTGCTGAACAACAAGGAACTGAAATGGCGCAAAGCGATACAAGAACACGAATTAAACCTGCCGAAGACTTTAAAGAACCACCAATGTACCGTGTTGTATATCTTAATGATAATCAAACAACATACGAATTTGTGGTCGAAACGCTGATAGAGTATTTTGACTATACCGCAGACACAGCACACACTATCACGACAGATATTCATGATGCTGGATCAGCCTGTGTGGCAGTATTACCTTATGAAATTGCCGAACAAAAAGGCATTGAAATAACCATGCAAGCCCGAGCTCAAAACTATCCATTGCAAATCAGAGTCGAGCCCGAAGGCGCAGTTTAAAATTCTATAACAATTCGTTGGGGATAATATACAGATCGAGAATACGGTGTATCTCCCCTGCCTCGACAGTTATTTACAAAGCGTATTCCTGATCTAGTTTGGTCTATTGAGCCGTGATAGTGACCAAAGCACCAGGTGTGTAGTTTGTTTTCGATGTCGGCTGCCATGGCCTGCATCATGACTCTGTTGCCCATAACGTTAAATCTCATGGTACCGTCCAGTTCAATGTCGTGTGCAATTAGCGCAGGATCGGGCACAGTATGAGTAATCATTACAATCTTTTTAACATCTTTATGAGTTTGCAATTTGGCCACACTAGAGATCATATAAGTGGCATCGGTGTTGCTCATTCGAGCAATACCTTTGGTAGCACTCTCGCTTAGGTGATATTTTTCTCTACACCATTGTGCAGCCTGTTCGGGATCAATCCCAAGGTCAAAGTCAAATCCCCACCAGCCGTTGGTACCCAAAATAGCCACACCGTCCACAATGACCACGTTGTCTTGGAGGTAAACAACATTGGGAATACGACGCAGGCGTTGAGCAAGATCGGTATAACTGTATCCTAAATCCTCCAATTGTCCAAAGTGTTCATCGTTGCCGTCGATGTAAAACACCGCTTGGTAACACTTGCCCAGATGTTTAAGGGTTTGAACCACAAGATCTCGATCACGGCAGATATCTCCTGCTACCACGCATACAGGACTGGTGGCCTGGTATCCCCAGTCAAACTCCCCTGCCCAGGTTTCGAGATGTAAATCAGAAATTAAATCAAATGCTAAACTCATGATACATATTTAAAAGGAAATGCAATGAACATAATATTTGGCGACTCTCTCAATCTCATACCTGATCAATATACCGTTCTAGAATTAGATACGTTTCGTTCTACAGGACAAGTTGAAACAAAAACAGCATATTGTCTAGTCGAAAAAGTGGCAGTAGACGAATTTGTTACTATGGAGTCTTACAAACAGATTCATGCTGATGTTATCAAGTACTATAAACAGCGTCACTGGAATTATTGTGAACAAGCAATACAAGGACTTATGGGAAGATGGGGCGGAGAATTAGATAGTTTTTACACAGACTTACTTGGGCGTGTGGCTAGTTATAAATTAAAAGAACCCCCTGATGATTGGGACGGTGTAAGAATTAAAATTGATTAATTATTAGTGTATGTCGCTGGGTCAACTGTTCCATTGCTAATTTAAAATTTTCTCGGTATTCATTGATGATCGAACTTTGCCATTCAGTTGAAAAAAACAATTCTTGATTGTAGCGAGCAATCTCTCGCAGGTCAGCATAGAGTTTTTGTTTTTCTGTTGAGCCTAAACTAGCAATGCGTTGCAATTCAGTAACCACTGCACATAATCGGTCTGCAGGATCTAGGATTGTGTCATATGTCTCGATTATGATCGGATCAAATGTTTTAAATCCATACTGACGAAGGTACTCAAGACTACCCATAGTAGATACCAATATAAACGGATGTCCGCAGGCGATAGGTCTTAGTATTTTTTCAGTCAATTGCAGTCGATCGTCATCAAATAATGTTTCTAAAACAACTTCTAGTTCGGTACTCTGGTAGTCAATTGAGTTGTAATTTGCACTGGCTGAACTAGGGGTATCATTGTAAAAAAAGTATTTCTCAAGATCTTGACGTTGTATCTGTAAAGCAGGATTTTGAAATCGATGTTGTCGATAGTCGCCCGAATCATCACTATTAAACCCCATGATACAATGCTCAGACAATTGATTGTCCACTAGTAATTCAGCAAATTTCAAACGATATTCCCTGGTGCCGCTCCAGGCACGATTGTATATCAAAAAGTCTTTTTTTGGTGCACGATTTTTTAACAAACAATCGTGTTCGGCATATCTAAACCAATCTCTTGCAATTATAGCATGGCACCACCAGTACACTCCAATAAAGTCTATATTTTCGTATCTTTGTAAATTTCGTGAACGTTGCTCAGAGTGTACCAATAGTACCGGTATTTTCCACAAGTCATCGCGCATCTCTACTACTTTAATGTTTAACTCTGGCATTTGTAACATTAACAAACTTTTGTACATCTCTACTAGGTATTCATCGGATAAGCCAACACGATTCTGTTGAACCAATTGATCAACAAACTCAACAGTTGAATACAAGTCAAAATTTAACGGCTCTTGATCGTGCATAAACACGTATTTTTTATTCACGACATCTTTGACTGGAGTTGTCCAGTTTTCTAATTGCACACGAGCAGAAGGCACTAGTTTTCTAAGATCTGTGATTTTTTTTGACCCATGTGGGAAAAACCGATAAATTATTAGATCATCACGACTTGCAATGTCTTGCAAAAAATTGTATAATCTATCTAAAGGAACACTCATATGAAAAAAATTGGATTTATTGGTATCGGCAAACTGGGACTTGATTGTGCCGAAGTTATGGCAGAGAAGCATGAAGTCAGAGGCTACGATATTTACCCACGAGTCAGCGACTCAGTAAAAGTTTGCGATATTGACGAATTGGTCAATGAAAGCGAATGGATTTTTATTGCAGTACCCACCCCACACGCAGAAGGCTACGATGGCTCAGTGCCAAGCTCGCATATGGAACCTCGAGACTTTGGCCACGATGCTGTGATTGATGCCATTAACAAAGTTAATCAACATGCCAAGAGTCCTAAAAAGGTTGTGTTAATCTCTACAGTGCTTCCTGGTACCACACGTACCAAGTTTGTTCCTCTACTAGACAAGCAACATCAGTTTTTGTACAATCCTTACCTGATCGCCATGGGCTCAGTCAAGTGGGATATGGCCAATCCTGAAATGGTTATTATTGGTACAGAAGACGGTGAGCTCACAGGTATTGCAGGCGAATTGATTGAATTGTACAAAACAATAATGAACAACGATCCACGATATGAAATTGGCACCTGGGACGAATGTGAAGCTATCAAGATTTTCTACAACACATACATCAGTGCCAAAGTTGGTATTGTTAATATGATCCAAGATTTTGCCATGAAGATTGGCAATATCAATGTTGATGTTGTTACCAATGCATTGGCTCGCTCAACAATGAGATTGCAAGGTCCCAAGTATATGACAGCAGGTATGGGCGATGCTGGCGCTTGCCACCCGCGTGACAATATTGCACTGCGTTGGTTGGCAGAACGCTATGAAATAGGCTATGATTTGTTTGACACAATTATGCATGCTCGTGAAATCCAAGCTAAAAACTTGGCCCTGTTCCTTGTAGAACAAGCCAAACAAAATGGTATGAGTGTTGTGATTCACGGCAAAGCATACAAACCTGATGTAGAATACTGTATTGGTTCATACAGCACCTTGGTAGGACACTATGTTAAAGAAGCAGGATTTGGTGTAAGGTATATTGACCCAATAGCAGATGATTCTACTGAAGTTGTTTCGGAAATAGTTGGGCCAGCAGTCATACTATGGGCACACAATCGCAAAATCACTTACGAATACACAGGCGAACAAAAAGATACTCAGGCCTATTGTGAAATCCCAAAAGGTAGTATTATCGTTGATCCATGGCGCAAACTTCCACAGATTGAGAATTTGACTGTGGTACATTATGGCAACACCAGAAATTCTTAAATATCATATTCCAAAGTTTTGGGATGATGAGTTTAAGAACCTTGTGTACGTAAATGAACAGTTCAATGACACAGTGAGTCTTGAACGTTGGGTTGCACAAGGCTATGCTAATAAGTTTACTGGGGACATGTGCGACATGCGTAGCCCACAGCCCAGTTGGAATGAACGTTTTGTCAACATCTACACTGAACTAGGGTGGAAAGACATTGGCACCAGTTACTATAGAATGGGCACTGGTACCATACTTCCCACACATGGCGACTTGTATCTTCGCTATGTTGACTTGTTCAACCTTCAAGGACAAGAACAACGCATACGCAGAGCCATTGTGTTTTTGGAAGACTGGAAACCTGGACATTATTTTGAAGGTAACAATGTTGCCAAGGTCAATTGGCGAGCAGGCGATGTTGTTGAATGGTGCTATGACGCACCACACTTGGCAGCCAACATGGGACTTGAGCCAAGATACACATTACAAATTACAGGATGGATATGATCAGTAGTTACGATGAGTGGAGTCCACTCAAAAAGATTGTGGTAGGAACAGCTACCAATGCCAATTGGCCAGTAAATGATCCGGTGTTCTCTAAAGAGAGTGAAAAAACTACCTGGAAAGAAACACCTGTTCCGAGTGGACCTGTGCCCCAGTGGATAATTGATGAAGCCAACCAAGACCTAGATGGCCTAGCAACGACCCTGATGAGCCTAGGCGTAGAAGTAGTGCGCCCAGATCCACTCAACTTTCAAGCCCACGATGGCATGTATAATTATTGCCCACGCGACAGATTGCTGGTGCTTGGTAACACTATTGTAGATCCTGCCATGATGTACCCTTGTAGAGATATGGAACTACAGTGCTACCAGGACATAGTAGACAGTGCTGATCACTATTTGTTTATGCCACGAAATGAAGGACTAGTACTTGATGCTGCCAACATACTACGCCTTGGTCCTAACAAACTGCTGTACCTAGAAAGTGCCAGTGGGAATAAAGAGGCATACTATTGGTTGTTGGCAAATCTGCCAACCAACACTAGTATTGAACTATGCAATTTTTATTCAGGAGTGCATATTGATTCGACCATTGTGCCTTTGCGAGAAGGCCTGGTCATGCTCAATGCTAGTCGTGTAAAGTTTGATAATGTACCCCAGGTATTTGATGGCTGGCACAAGATCTGGGTAAACGATGTTGTTGCCCAAGATTTTTATCAGTACCCGTATGCATCAAAGTGGATAGCAATGAATATGTTGGTGGTGGATCCACACACGGTCATATGCGACCGAAATCAACCCGAACTGATCAAAACACTCCAATCATATAAATTTGAAGTGATTCCGCTAGAGTTGCGCCACAGCCGAACACTGGGCGGAGGATTTCATTGTGTTACACTGGATCTAGTGCGCGAATAGAATTTGCGTTAGGTTGGAAATGGAATGGTATTTGTTTCTTTAACCAGGCTAACAAATGTACCATCATCTTCTATTTCGACTATTTTAACATGGTACACACCTGGGTATCTAGGATTGTCTCCATTGACAATCAACTCATAAAACTCATTCACCGCCTCAAGAGTGTTGAATGTAAAGGTACCTACAGCATAACGCAAGTCCGGGCTGCCGTTAATCTCCGCCGGATAGACTGAATCCAATGGGCCCCAATAGCGATCAAATCCACCATTATCGATTACTTTTCGTCGAAATTCGTTATAAGCATTCCAATCGGGACGCTCTACGTCACGATCCTCGCCTATTCTAGTGCCCCAGTTCCAGCCCGCAGGTCCTGGAACAATTTCTGTATTTTCGGTTACTATAATTTGGTATTTCATGCAAGTATTTATCTCTGACAATAGATTTGACATAAAATAGCAGATCGTTTATAATAAACACATGACTACACCCCAAATTGGCTTTTGTTGCAAATGGCTCAATGACCCCGCAGAATGTGGGGGCATGAAAGTCAATGCAAAGGACCGTGACTTAACCGGCAGATCAACCACCATGCGTTGGCTTCGCGAGCACAAGAGCGAAGCTGAACAGCGGCAATGGGATATTATGAACCACAATGCCTCGGCCGCTGTACGACTGATCGAGCGTGTGGCCACACTGCCCCAAGGCCGTAGAATGGTACGCCTGGGCAGTGAAATGCTACAAGGCTACACTGAGAAAGATTGGATCGACTGGTGGCAACGCCGTGAAATACAAGATCACTGTGAAAAGATATTTGCCCCTGTAGGTGAAACTGCTCGCAGGCTTGGTGTTAGACTCAGTTTCCACCCCGGACAGTTCTGTGTGCTTGCAAGCGAGTCGGATGAAATTGTAGAACGTAGCATACTAGAATTTGAATACCATGCGGACATGGCTCGTTGGATGGGCTATGGCTCAACGTGGCATGATCATGGATTTAAGATTAACGTGCATTTATCGGGCAAAGGTGGTCCCGCTAAATTCCTGAAGACCCTGGGTCGCCTCACTCCCGAGGCCAGGAACTTGATAACCATCGAAAATGACGAGATGACAAATGGACTTGACACTACTTTGGCTGTGGCTGATCATGTGGCTCTTGTGTTGGATGTACACCACCACTGGATCAACACCGGCGAATACATCGCGCCCACGGACGTTCGTACAACTAGGGTTATTGACTCTTGGCGTGGCGTTCGTCCTGCAATGCATTTTAGTACTAGCCGCGAGGACGTTTTGGTCGACCATGTTCGAACAGTTCGACCAGACCTTGCTGAACTTCTTGCTAGAGGTTATAAGAAACAGAAACTCCGAGCACACAGCGACTTCTGTTGGAATACGTCTGTGAATTCATGGGTACTGGGTTTTGCTGACCAGTTTGATATACAGGTAGAAGCCAAGGGCAAAAACTTAGCAAGTGAACAACTTTATGAACAATATATTTCTCAACATCTTTGATTGGATACGCAGTGATTACAAAACTAACCCACTTAGGTTCGTCGTGGAAGTACTGGCTTGGGCTGTGTCTATTGGGTGCAGTATTACGATGGCTGCCACTGTACCTAATCCCCCTCTTGTGGTACTTTACCCTATATGGATTAGTGGTTGTGCTATGTATGCTTGGGCTAGTTGGACTCGTAAATCGTTTGGTATGTTGGCCAACTACTGCCTACTAGTCAGCATTGATACTGTGGGTTTGCTACGTATGATTTTGTAACAAAATTGTAACACAAATTAGCCTAAATAATTGTCTAACAAGGAGACTTTGAGTGAAACAATTATTTGCAATCTTACTAGCGTCAATATCAATCTCAGCATCAGCACAGACTATAACAGGTGCTGGCGCAACATTCCCATACCCCATCTATAGCAAGTGGTCAGAACTTTACAACAAAGAAACTGGCGTAGCACTCAATTACCAATCAATTGGTTCCAGTGGCGGCATTCGTCAAATTGATGCCAAAACAGTGACCTTTGGTGCAACTGATGCACCTGTAGCCGGGGACAAACTAGACAAAAATAGTCAAGTACAGTTTCCCGCTATCATTGGCGGAACAGTTCCTATTGTTAACTTGGATGGCTTCAAGCCCGGAGAACTACGTATTACAGGTCCTGTAATGGCAGAAGTGTTCTTGGGTGAAATCTCCAAATGGAATGATCCAAAGTTGGCGGCACTTAACCCAGGTAAAAAATTACCTGACTTAGAAATTACTATTGTGCATCGTGCAGATGGTTCGGGTACTACATTTAACTGGACAGATTATTTGTCATCTACCAGCGCCAAGTGGGCCGACAAGGTTGGCAAAGGTGCCGCAGTCAAGTGGCCAGCCGCAAGTTCAGTAGGTGGCAAGGGCAACGAAGGTGTTGCCGCTAATGTACATCGTGTTAAAGGCTCCATTGGCTATGTTGAATATGCTTATGTTAAAAAGAACAATTTGACTTTCTTGCAATTACAAAACAAGTCAGGCAAATATGTCAGCCCAGATGATCTAACATTTGCTGCCGCGGCAGCCGGTGCTGATTGGTTCTCAGTTCCTGGTATGGGTGTGAGCATTGTAGATCAGCGTGGTGATACAGTATGGCCTGTAAGCACAGCCAGTTTCATCATCATGTACAAAGACCCCACAGACAAGAAAGCCAGCCAAGACACATTGAAGTTCTTTGATTGGGCATTCAAGAACGGTAAGAAAGCCGCAGAGGAATTAGACTATGTGGCATTACCAGACATTCTAACAAAACAAATTCGCGAGCGTGTGTGGAGTCAGATCAAGTAATTAAACCGACCACAACGATAGAGTGGCGCTGGAACTCGTAACCAGCAGATACCCCAAATTTTTGGGGTATTTTTTTGTCCGTGTTTAATGATTTGATCGCAGAGTTAAATATCTATATGAGTTGGTTTAAGCGAATTCCACACAGATACCCTCCACAAACGCCTGCCTCTGCACCACATAGAACTAGCCCTGCCACTGATCGAGCACTAGAAGAGTCTAAATTGCTGGGTCCAAAATCCCGTAAAAAAACTGTCAAAAAGCCCCCACTAAATACTGAATGAAACCCACCATAGCCCTATTTTTGCACGACCCCAAATGTAGTGTACAAAGTGGCAATGGGCTCATGCGAGCCCTAGGCGATCATTACAAGTTCAAAATATTTGGTAAAAACAAACTAGAAGATGTGTTCTTTGACGACGTAGACATGATTGCTGTACCCGGTGGCTTTGGCGATGCTGATTCATTTGACGGACTGTTCAAACACAATGCTGAACGTGTGCAACAATTTCTAGAACGTGGCGGTCGATACTTGGGTATTTGCATGGGTGCATACTGGGCCGGCAGCGAATATCTCAACATCTTGGATGGTGTGGATGCTGTGCAGTATATCCGTCGCCCTGGCACAGACACACATAGACCACATGCTAAAAACCTGCCTGTGTTGTGGCAAGATCGTTGGGGCAATATTGAGCCCTGGAAAATGTTCTTTTACGATGGCTGTGCATTGGTAGGGGACAAAACCAAGTTTCGAACCATGGCCACATATATGAATGGAGACGCCATGGCAATTATACAAAACAATATTGGACTGATAGGTTGTCATCCTGAAAGCGAGCAGTTCTGGTATGACAGTTACTCCTGGATGCGGGGTCGATATCATAGAGGTCAACATCATACATTGTTGTTAGACTTTGTGGATCAAATGTTTGTAACAAAATAGTAACACAGATCCGCCTAAATATTAGATGCAGAAAACGTATCGCAGTATTTTTATCAGTGATGTACACCTGGGCACAAGAGACTGCAAGGCAGAAGAACTAAACAATTTCCTAAAGCACAACTCCTGCAATACTTTATATCTTGTGGGGGACATTATTGATGCTTGGAAAATGCAACAAAACAAATTGCGATGGAAACAAAGTCATACCAACGTTGTCCGTAGGGTTCTTGGTCACGCTAAACGTGGCACTAGGGTTGTATACGTGGCTGGAAATCATGACGAATTCCTGCGTCCGATGATACCGTATGCTGCCACATTTGGTACTGTGGAAATATGTAATCAATGCGAACATGTGGGTGCAGACGGCAAACATTATCTTGTGGTGCATGGCGACCTGTTTGATGGTATCACCCGACTGGCACCATGGTTGAGTTTTTTGGGAGACAAAGCATATGATTTTATCCTGGGGCTTAATAGTAGATTTAATTGGATCCGCCATCGTATGGGTTTTGGTTATTGGAGTCTTAGCCAGTTTCTTAAGCATAGGGTCAAAAAAGCCATTGACTTCATGTTTCACTTTGAAAGAAACCTTGCGGCCTACTGCAAAAAAAGAGGATTTGATGGCGTGGTCTGCGGTCACATACACCACGCAGAAATAAAAGAAATAAACGGTGTAGTATATATGAATGACGGCGACTGGGTTGAAAGTTGTACTGCACTTGTAGAACATCATGACGGGCGTTGGGAAATCGTAACATGGACACAAAAAAATGACCAAGAAGATATTGATAATAACAGACAACTTGCCGGATCAAATTAATGGCGTGGTTACCACTTACAAGAACATTGAGGCTTGTGCGGTACTGGATGGTTATCATGTTGATTATATTGATCCCGGGCGGTTCCGCTACATTAATTGCCCTCGCTACCACGAAGTCAAGATTGCCTATCCCCGGAATCTGGGCGCGAAGATTGAGGAGATTGCTCCGGATTATATCCACATCGCCACCGAGGGTCCTCTTGGTTTGTGGGCTCGAGCATATCTTTCACTGGGCAATATTCGTCACAATACCGCTTATCATACTAAGTTTCCAGAGGGACTTAAGAAACTATTTGGGATTCCTGAATTCGTAACCTGGCGGTTTGTACGCTGGTTTCACAAACACTCAGGCAAGGTACTAACCACGACAGATTCAATGGTTCGAGAATTGCAAGCACATGGATTCAATGGCGAAGTGATTCCGTGGACACGTGGTGTTGACCGTGAGATATTCCACCCTGGCTATCGTGATCGAGAAGATGACCACAAAATATTATTATGCGTTGCCCGTGTGAGTAAAGAAAAGAACTTGGAAGACTTTTTTGAATTACAATATCCCAAGAGTCGCAAAATCATGGTAGGTGATGGCCCTATGCTAGAGAAATATCGAAAGCAGTATCCTGATGTGGAGTTTGTAGGATTTAAGACAGGCACAGAACTAGCAGAATATTATGCCAATGCTGATGTGTTTGTGTTTCCAAGTCAGTGGGAAACATTTGGCATTGTGATGATTGAAGCCATGGCCTGTGGTACCCCTGTAGCCGCATATCCATGCCAAGGTCCCGAAGATGTTGTGGAACCAGGTGTGACTGGTTATTTAGAACAAGATCTAGCCACTGCGGTGCATCGTTGTATCGGGCTCAACAGGGACCAAGTATTAGAGGGCAGCCAACGCTGGAGTTGGGAACGAGCCTGGCACATATTCCGAGACAATCTCACTCCCAACCACTTGTGGACCAAATAAATTAATCAAAGGAAAAACATGAAAGAAATACTACAAACACTTCGCGAGCAACGTTGGGACGATCATCGTTACTATCATCACAGTAGAATCAATCAATTTTTACACTTAATCTCAGCCTTAAGTTTCTTGATTGCCTATGTTTATCTGTTTATTGATCCTGTTGTGAGTGCATGGATTGCTTGGTTGATTGCCATGACTACTCGTCAAGCCGGGCACTTTTTCTTTGAACCACACGGCTACGATGAATACAACAAGGCCACATTTGAACACAAAGAAAAAATCAAAATTGGTTTTAACTTAAAACGCAAACGGGTGTTGCTCACATGCTGGGTCGCAGTGCCTGCCCTGGCGTTCTTTGATGCTGAACTAATGAATCTGTTAATACCCAACAACGACCCAATGACATTTGTAAACCGTGTGGGTATGGGATGGTTATGGCTGGGTGCGGCTGGTGTGTTGTTTAGAATGATCCAATTGACCGCACTACAGAGCAGACGGGTTGCGTTAGTTTGGTGCTTGAAGATCTTGACTGATCCATTTCACGATGTATGGATCTATCGCAAGAGTCCCATATACTTGATGCAAGGACAGTTGATTGACCCTGATTTACGTCAAGATTACTCTTGATTGCGAAGTCTAGCAAGTCCTAGTATTCTAAACAGGCTGAGCCACATCCAGCCTATATCGAATTCCCACCAAGTCTTAGAGAGGCGGGCACTCGCTGGTGCCAGGTGGTGGTTGTTGTGCAGTTCTTCGCCGCCAATAACAATGCCCCAAGGACTAATATTACGACTACGATCTTTAGTTTCGCCATTTCTATATCCTATCCAATGTCCAATGCCGTTTATGACTCCAGCCGCCCAGAATGGAATCCATATCATTTGTATACCCCATATAACCGGACCCCACCAACCAAACACTAGGGTGTTGAGCACAAGGAGAATGCCAATGCCAAGTCTACTGTGAGGCTGGTATATGTGAAGCTCCATCCAATCAGCAGGAGTACCAACACCGTATGCGTCAACCATGACACGATCTTTTGATGCTTCATGATACAGTACCGCTCCTTTAAAGAAAACTCTCTTGATTCCGTACACGTGAGGTGAGTGCGGATCACCTTCTGCATCACTGAATCTGTGATGCTTGCGGTGTATGGCCACCCATTGCTTGGTTACCATGCCTGTGGTCAACCATAACCAGGCTCTCATGAAGTGTTCAAGCACAGGATGAAATTCTATACCTCGGTGTGCTTGGCCACGATGTAGGTACAACGTGACACAGATGATAGTAATGTGTGTCATTACCAGTGTTGCGATTAGTTCTGTCATAGTTTATTTACTCATATGTAGGTGCTTTTATTTTAAGCGATTGTTTTTAAATATATGCTATGAGTAGTATTTTTGAAGAAATAAACGATCTAATGACAGAGAATTCAATTAGCAAAGTATTGGGTATCACTTTGTTGATCCTTGTATTTTCTGGAGCAGTTGCTCTTGGGTTTGCCTATTGGATAACCCACAGGCATTGAGTTATCTTCCTAAATATTTTTTAGGTTCGGCTTCTAGTTGGCGTTGACGTTCAGACTTTGGAACCCAATCAGTACCCAGTTGAGGATACTTTTTGATTCTATCTTGTATCACAAAAGCCATCATTAGCCCAATCGACAATGCAATAACAATACCCATCACTCCCCATATGGCATTGGCCCAAATAGCATCCATACGTCGACGTCTCCTAACAGCACGAATGTGATCTTGTCGCATTTGTTTAGCAATAAGAATCTTTTGTTGCTTGCCCATGACCAGCATCATGTCTTCTACTTCAGTATGCAATGCACCCAGTTCAGGAGGTGATTGGTACACCATTATCTCACGCAATTCTGTGCCCATCTGTTCCAGTTGCTTACGCATCAGCACACGTTGTAAGGCACGTTTACCTAGACTAGCATCACCTTCGTATATCTCGTGCTGACTATGTTTTTCTTCTTCTTCAAAGATGGCCATACACTTGTAGTAGTTGTCGTAGTAGGTACCCAGATGCTCGCCGAGTTCAGTGTAGATGCCTGTGGTTTCGCCGTCACGTTTGTTTAGTTCAATGATGCGATTTTTTTCTTTTACAAATTGATTACGTGCTTCTAAACTGGCTGGTTTTTCTGGAGGATGCAACTTGGCAAACTGTTCGTCGAGATCCTTGAGAACGTCCTTGACTTCGCCTGCCGCACCTTTGATATCTTTGTAGAGTTTACAACCGGCCTTGACAGCAGACACCGCCCCATTGGCCAAGGCAAAGAGGGTTATGGGATCCATTACTTGCCATCCTTCTTAACCGTACGCCATTCGACACAGATCACAGTTCTATTGTTGACGTCGCCGATCCAGGCAGTTCTGACACATTCAGCTGTGCCTGTTGCTAGTTGTACTTGTTTAGGCGTGAATTCACGGGCAACACTGGGCCGATCGCCACCGTACATGGGCGAACTTGAAACCATCGCAGAACCGCACAGTATTAGCAATAATACTAGGATTACAGTTCTGTAGATGGCTCCATATTTTTTCATCGTACTCCGTGTCCTTGTTATTCAGGACTTAGAGTATTTACAGGATCCTTGCGCTAGATTAAACTGGGTTTAAAACAATGTGGGAATCCAGAGCCAGATGGCCTGACTCATCAGCAACATTGCAATACCGCCTACATATAAACTGGCGGTGTACAGTCGATTGTTCACTGCCAATATACTAGCCGATAATAGCACAATGGCAATCTGGAATAGACTTCCAGCAAACGTGTACCAAGGGCTACGTTGTTTTGCCACAGCACGATCTGCTTCTAACCCACGTGCTTTGGCCATGAGTTCTTTCTTGCCCTCACCTGTAGCAGGATCCGATTCATAACGTGCAATCTTCTTGCTGAGTGCGGCAACCTTGTTCACATCCTTGCGAGCCATGGCATCATCTAAGGCCATCTCGGCCAAGGTGCCTTTGATTGATTTGGCTTGATAAAATGCCCAAGTATTATTGGCCTCAATGGTGTCGTTTAGTATTCGGCCTGAGTTGCCGTTGCCCATATATGTGTTGATAGCCAAGAATGCGGCAAATACAACGATTACCCATCCTGCTTTGTCTTTGATTAGTGCTTCACGCTCTGAGCGTGATAATTGTTTTTGTTCTGCCATGTTTAGCTCCTTTGTGTATTATTTATTGGTCAATAAAAAAGCCCCTTGCGGGGCTTGATTAGTTTGCTGGGGTCTTCCGTGCTCGGGGCTTTCGGGCTGCCACTGCTGGTTTAACAGCAGGTGGTGCCTTGGGCTTGGCCGGTGCTTTTTTAGCAGGAGTAGTTGCTACTGCTGGAGCAGGTTCCGGGGCAATTTCACTTGCCTTGGGAAACGGCCAATCACTAGCAGGTGCCTCAACTTTGTAAGGCGCCTCAGGTGCCGGTGCGGCAGGCTTGCCGAGAAAGAATTCCTTGATTTTGTTTAACATAACGATCTCCTATAGAGTATTTAACCCTGATCGGTGTTGCCCAAACGCTTCTTCATGAAGTTCAAAAGCAAGCCGTATGCTGGCAAGAACACAACAAAGCCAACTAAAATCTTCAATAGACTTTGGCTCAGGGCAATCTCGGGCCAGTTAGCGGCCATGTACTCGTCAGCACCACCCGAGAAGGCAATACTGAAGAACACATAACTGTCGATGAAGTTGGCAACAACCATGCTGAGTGCAGGAGCCGCCCACCATTGCTGTGTGAACTTTTCGCGAACATATTGGAACACGTATACATCTAACAAGCAACCAATTAGGTATGCTGTGGCTGATCCAAAACCAATACGTAAGGCAACTGATTGTGGTGCGCCTTCTAAGAGAACAACAGCAATACTACCAATGATGGCAAGTGGATAGGCAGCCGCAATAGTGGCTCGAGCAATACCTTTACCAATCAATCGTACTGTCAAGTCTGTAGCCAAAATTACCAAGGGATAGGTAAATGCGGCCCATGTCAATTTCACACCCATGATCTCAACTGGAATTGAAACTAGAGCATTGCTGATTACGATCACGAAGATATGTAATGCAACCAATTTGGCCATCATGACCCGATCTACGCCTTTGAAAATATCAAACATCTGTGTCTCCTTTGTATGTTGATCTAGTAGTTATGTTTCTAGTGACAGCTCACTAGAGAAATCGCTTGATTTCTGGTGTTTTTTTCATATATAATACTACATAGGACGCTGGATAGGCCGGGTCCTATAGTAAACTCGCTTTATAGGAGAACCATATGTTTACAGCAGACGCAATCATCGACACCGTTCAAACCGGTAAAAAAACTTTAGTTAACACATTCGTTACCAACGAAACAGCCAAAGAATCAATGATCAAGTTCATTGACGCACAAGCAGACTATACCAAACGAGCCGCCAAGGTTGGAATGGACACAGCAACTACATTGACCAGTGAAATGATCAAACAAGTGGAAGCAGTGGCAAAGTATGACTATGCCAAAGCAGGTCAAGACTTCCTAAAGGCATTCCAGCCCACAACTAGTAAAAAGTAATACCTTAGTATTACCTTTCTGAAAGGCCCCAATTTTTGGGGCTTTCTCTTGACCAATAAATGTCAAAGTGCTATAATACGGTTATGAATACAAAACTTTACTTTGGCTACGGCATGAACACCAATCTCAATGAGATGGCGTATCGGTGTCCTCGGGCACGAAGTCTTGGCCACGCACGACTATTAAATAGTGCGTTTCGCTTTGCTACTCACGCTGACGTGGTAGTGGTACCTGATTGCTATGTGGACGGAGTACTATGGTCTATCACTGAAGAATGTTTACAGAAACTGGATGCACTAGAAGGCTTCCCGCATTATTACAATCGCATTGAGATGGCTGTGGAACATGACGGTGAAATAAAAGATGCCATTGTTTACTTTATGAACCCTGGTCAGGCAGATGGCTTGCCCAGTCAAGGCTATTTTGATCTCCTGATGGAAGGCTACACCCAACATGGTGTGCCAACAGAACAATTACACAACGCATTGGAACTGTGGGTATGATCCGTCGACTGTTACCTGTACTATTGTTGACTGGTTGTGCATCAACTGTGAGCTATGTACCACCACCCAGTGTCAATGCCATGCCTAATGATTGTGCAAATCAAACAGCAATGATCAATTGGTTAGAATCACAAGCTCGTATCCCGCGTCACTCAATGGAAAGGCAAGAAGACTATGAAATCAGCCGTGCATCGTTTCGCCATCGTATTTGGCACGTGCGTTATATGTGCCGTCCTGTCTAGTGGATGTGCAACACAGATCAATCCCAATCGTGTGCCTATGCATACTGTGGATCTTAACACTTATCAGATCAACTGTAGACTAAAAGACCAACAGGTGGTATTTTTACAAAGTATGAGACAGTCACGTGAAGAACAGTTTGCCGCAAGGATGCGAAGCACTTTCCAACCGTTTAGTTGGACACACGACCACGATATTTCATACAACAACCCCAACAAGTTTATTGATTATCACCTTAACCAACTGAGCTATTGCATACAATGAAACGACTCTTGCTTGCTGTTCTAATCCCTGTGCTGGCGCAGGCCGAGTGTGTGATGACTGATCGTGTGACAACCGCGGCCACAGTTCGAATTGAAGAACGCAGTGATGTTCGAAAGGACATTGTGCCTAGCCCCACAGCAGGTTATCGCAGATGCCAGGTCAGTTACAAAGCCCGTATTGGTGCTCAATGGTACTTGGCTATGGGTGTGTATGATTGGCCAGGTAATGCCCCAGATGCAGAAGCCTGTGCAGTGGCCATGAGTCGAGCAGATGCTAGTGTACGAACACACGTGGCTCCAGTAGGAGTTCGTGGAGAAAGCACAATGGTCTGTACCGATCGTCCCAATATGGATACCCTGAGAAAAACAGCAGTGGGCACACAAGGACGCCTGCACCAATTTAGGCCACATCCAGATTATCCCCGAGAGTTTTGGCACAATGGTACTCGGTGCCGTTGGTTCTTGGATACCGAATGGGCCCAAACCGATGTACAAACACGCCAAGGCATTATCTGCAGATTGGAAACGGATCAGTGGGTAGTGGTTGACAAAATATAATCAATCCTGTATAATTGAACTATCGTTAAACTAACCTGAAAGGTATGTATGTTAATCAAGCATTTATCAATCGTGGCTGTGGCAGTGAGTCTTGTGGCCTGTGCCAGCGCACAAAAAGCAGAGATTCCTGCCACAGCACCTACTGCTCGAGTGGTTGAAATTGCGCCACCAGCACATCCTTACGCCTTGCCCCAGACACAGGCTCGAGTAGTACCTCAAGCACCTGCTTGGTATGTGCGTATGCCAGAAGATACGCCAGACATGGTGTTTTCAGTAGGTACCGCAACATCAACAGATGAGCAGATGGCCTATGACAAAGCACGTATGGCCGCAGAGCGTAAACTGGTCGAACAGATGTACAGTCGGATCACAACACAGACCAACAGTTACAAAGCTGATCGTGGATCAGCCACAATTGAAAATTATCAACAAGTTACTCGTAAAAATGCACGTGGCGAGCTCAGTGGCGCACAACGAGTTGATAGTCAGGCCACATTTGATGGTCAGTTCTACAAGGTCTACGTGTTATTGCGTTTGCCAACAGGTGCCAACAACACAATGCAAACACGTCGTGATCAAGGCCGTTTGCAACGTGAAGCAGATATCCGTGGTCGTGCCGCAGAGCGTGACATGGATGCCAACGAGTCACGTGAGCAAAAGCAAGAACAGGAAAAAGAACAAGCACTTGAGCGAAGTTTAACTCCACAAAGCAAGGTTACTCCTGTAACTGTGCCCACAACATCAGGTGAAATCAAATTACTTGACGTGGACAACGCTGAATACAAGCAAAAACGGGACGAAGCACTGGCCAAACCTAATGCAGTGATTGGTCAAACTGTCGTAAGATAAACGGCGTATAAATAGAAGCGGTGCCAAAAACACCGCTTTTTCTCTTTTATGATCATGCCAATAATTGAAACTACCCAAACTGAACAAACTCACACTCAAGCACTTGCTGACACTGGCATGTATGTTTTTATGGGAGACGTGGATGATGAAAGTATCAAGCCAGTTGTGGAATGGATGCTGTATGAAAACTATGTGAGCAAGAAAAAGAAAAAAGAATTGTTACTCATGATTTGCTCCAATGGTGGAGACATGGGTGCGGCCTTTGCCCTAATTGATGTAATGATGAGCAGCCAAATTCCAGTAAAAACTGTGGGCCTGGGAACCATTGCATCAGCAGGCTTGTTGATCTTTATCTCTGGCACTCACGGACGACGAGTTCTTACACCTAATACTTCAATTCTAAGCCATCAGTTCTCCTGGTACAACGAAGGCAAAGCACATGAGTTGTTTGCTACCATGCGTGAGTTTGAACTCACACAGGCTAGAATGATTGCACACTATGAATTGTGTACAGGCCTGGGCCGGGAAGAAATACGCACGAACTTGTTGCCACCACAAGACGTTTGGTTATCAGCATCAGAAGCCCTGGCTCTGGGCATCTGCGATGACATCAGTGTGGTCAAGAGTTAAATAGGTCTTAACCACCACGTGCGCTACGGTCTTGTTATTTTTTGTTTTGCTTCAGGTATTCCGCATAACTCATAGCCCTCTGTCCTGTTGCAATATCACGTGGTTGTTTTAGCCAGGCATCCACAGTATCGAGTTTTGTTGGTGCAGGTAATGCTTGTGCGGGTGCAGTTGTTGGCAATTGCTCTGGTTTGTTGTCTGTGTCAACTTGATTTATTTTATCCAATGCCTTTTTACCTAGTCCTGCTAGTCGTGCAATATCTCCTGGAGAGGTGGTGTTATTTGGATCAATACCAGCGTCCCACATTTTATACATTTTCTCGCGTACCTGGTCCGGGCTTAGAGCATTTGATAATTTGCTTGGATCGATATATTTCTCGCTGTCTATCTTTACAGGTTTACCACCGCTAGTGGCTGTGAATTTCGTATATTTGTGAAAACGACTACCCGAAGGCGAACCATCACTTCTTATTATACTTTTGAGTTCTTCAACTGGGTCAGTTTCACGATTATCTCTAACATAGGTGTCCCCAATATTTCCATCAAAGTCGGTTTTGTAAATTACAATTTTGTTTTCTTCT